GAGGTAACTAACCATGGCATCCATTTTTGAGGCAACGGCTGGCAATCTTGTCGGCCCCGCTACTGGCGGTACTGTCACCCAGGCCACCAGCAAGGCCACTGCCGTGACTCTCAACGCAGAGTCCGGCCAGATCACCCTTGACGATGCTGCGCTTGCAGCAGCCGCTGAGGTTTCTTTCACTGTCAACAACGACAAGATCGCTGCCACTGATGTGGTGATCTGCAACCACGCTTCCGCTGGAACCGCTGGTTCTTACCTTGTGCAGGCGAACAGCATCGCTGCTGGATCTTTCAAGATCACTGTGGCAAACCTTTCGACTGGCGCACTCGGTGAGGCAATCGTTGTCAACTTCGTGGCTCTGAAGGGCGCTAGCTCCTGATGGGTCTTTTCGCCTTTAGGCGGATGAAGGAACGTGAGGCTGCTGCACAAGCGGCGGCCTCCGCTCCTAAAAAGCCGACCAAAAAGACTTCTACTGTGACGCCCGATGGCAGTAACAATCGACGCAACAGCGGGCGGCGCAAACGCCAACAGCTACATAACGCTGACTGAGGCGAACACGTTCGTCGAGGCGATGATCAGCAGCACGGATGTGGGCAAGTGGACGACCGGCACCGACGACACCCGGAATCGGGCACTAGCTGCAGCAGCTGAGCGTCTAGACCGTGAAAGATTTCTAGGCGCACGCGCCACTGATACGCAAGCAAGGCAATGGCCGCGTACTGGCGTGCGAAAGCCCGATACCTACGTCAATACGTACGCCACTGGCCTCCCTTTCCGCATCTCTGAGGACTACTTCACCGACACGGAGATCCCGGATCAAATCAAACGGGCGCAGATTGAGCTTGCCGTTTACCTCAAGAACAACACCGACGGCATCAGCCTGAGCGGGCTGAACGATTACAAAAACGTCAAGATTGGCAGCATCGATGTGACGCCCGACAAGGCCGGTGCTGTTGGCGCTGACCACGTTCCGCCGATGTTTGAAAGGTACTTGACGGGTCTTAGAATTAGTGGACCAGGCAACATCGCTATCAAACGGAGCTGACCATGTACGCAGACCTTTCAGGCGGCTTCGAGTTCATCTCTGATACTGCTGCACACACCGGCAGGTTCAGCAAGGTGTACTTCAAGGAAGACACCGTGATCAGTGCAATCACTGTGAAGAACGCAACCGGCAACAGCTTGGCGGGTGAGACCTTTGTGGCTGACACCTACATCTGCGGCATCATCACCAGCATCACTTTGACCAGCGGCGCTTGCCTTGCCTATAACCTCTGATGGGACTCGCTCAGTCGCTCGAAAAGGTTGCCGATAACGTCATTGAGGCGTTGGGCGCTGATGTGACGATCCGATATGTGACGGCTGGCAGCTACAACACGACGACTGGTGCAATAGCTGAAACGGAAAGCGACACCAACATCAAAGGTGTGGTGCAGAACATCGCTCAGAGCGAAGTGAATGAGCTTGTGCAGGCCAGTGACAAGCGATTGATTGTTGCGGCTAAGGAGCTTGCTACTGCGCCGGAGACCAAGGACCGGGTGGTGATCAGCAGCGTGGTGCATCAGCTTGTCGAGGTGCAGACGATTGATCATGACAACACAGCGATCACCTATGAGCTTGTGCTGAGGGCATAACGATGGCGCGTCCCCCAAAGCCGATCAGCGTCAGCCGGAACATTCCTGTTGATCAAATCGGGGACCTATTTGAGCGTCAGATCGAAAAGCTGGTTTTGTCGTTGACTGACGAGTTGTTGGTCAAGCTCAGGACAGAAAGTCCGCCGGGGCCTGGAACGCCGGTTGTGACTGGGACGTTGATCAACTCATGGCGTAAAGAGTCTGTTGATCGTTTTACGGGCCGTGTGTACGTCAGTTCACAACTCAACCCCAACGGATCAAATACGCAGGACTACGCCCCGGCTGTGATGTTTGGGGAGTCCATGCCGCCGTCTTGGAAAGGGAAGTATGCGCCGGGTAAAGGCAGCCCTCCGAAGACCACAGGCACGCCACCAGTCGTGAAGCGTTACCCCGAAAACATCATGAACGAGATCATTGAAACGCGCCTTTCTAGAATTCTGAGGCGCATAACAGGGGGAGTCTGATGGCTGCGGCAGATCTCAATACCATCAGATCCACGATTGAAGGGCGTCTAGCGACGGAGATGGCTAGCAGCCCTGTTCTCCCCGTGGTTTTTCACAACATGGCCTATGAGCCCACTCCAGGGTCTTCATGGGTGCAGTGTCTTACGTCCTTTGGTACTAATGAATACTTGGGTCATGGTTTGACTAGCAGTGGCTACAACAGAATTCTGGGCCAAATCGTGATCAACATATTTACGCCCAAGGGCACAGGACCGGGAGCAAATTATGTGATTGGAAAGCGCGTTCGAGACCTTTACAATAGGGTCATCGTGTCGGGGGTTTTCTTCGACGCTTCAATCGGTCCAGAGGTACTGGCTTCACCAGCTCCCGAGGGCTACTTTCAAACTCAGGTCCGTGTGACCTTTGAATCCATCGAGGAACTCTGACCATGGCCGTCCTTCGCGGAGAACAAGGCGCAGTCCAATTTGACGCCGCTGGCTCAAGCAACGCCACTATCGTTGGCACTCGCAGCTGGAGCCTTTCAACCACTAAAGAAACTTTGGATGTCTCCAAGCACGGAGACACCTTCCGTAGCTTCGTTGGCAGCATGATCAGCGGCTCCGGCACTGTTGAACTGGTCTATGACCCTGACGCCACCGGCCAAGCTGCTTTTATTGAAGACGTTCTGACGACCGCAGATACTGCAGACGCTTCTTTCGAGCTGTTCACGACTGGCACCACTACTGGTTCTGACAGCGTGAGTTTCACCGGAATCATCACCGACATGGAAATTACTTCCACTGTTGGCGAGATTGACATCGTAACTTGCAATTTCATCACGAGTGGTGCTATCGCCGGCAACCTTGAGTGATGAGGCTATAGTTTAAGCGGCAAAACTGTTGCTTAAATGCCTGCATCTAATCGAACCGTTGATTTGCTGGTTGGGGCTTTTGACCTCAACCAGCGTCGGAAGTTTGAATTGAAGAACGCGGCCGGTGAAAAGGTTGTTGACTTGTTCTTCAAGCCAATCACTCGGGCAGACCGCAAGAAAGCTCAGAGCCTTGCTGGGACTGAAGAAGCATTGGACATCAGCACGCAGATGCTGTGTCAGATGGCTGAGCTTGAGGATGGCAACAAAGCCTTTGCGGCTGCTGATGCAGCCAGGCTGCAGCGCCAGTTACCTGAGAGCGTGTTAAACGAGATCGAGCTGTTCTTGTTTGGCATCGGTGAAGACACCGACATGGAAGAGGCAAAAACGACTGAAGCAGGACAAGTGGACTCTGTTTGAGTTTCACCTGGCCTGCGAGTTGGGAATGACTGTGAGCAGGCTTCGCACGGAGTTGACCGATGCGGAGCTTGTGCATTTTGCTGCGTATTACGAGATCAAGCGTGAGGAAGAGGAGAGAGCAATGGATCGCGCCAAGCACAGACGGCGGTAGTATTAGGAGACTGGAGGGCCTGCTGTGAATCAATCCTCGACAGTTGACCTGATCGTCAGGTTTTCACAGCCCCTGAAAGCTTTTCGTGCAGTTGATCAGGCAGCAAAAAAAACAAATCAAACCCTTGAAAAGACACAAGACGTTCTTAGGAAAGTTACAGAAGCGTCTAGGGGAGTAAAAGCCAGCGTCGAGGCTACACAACAAAGCCTGCCCAAACTGTCTCAAGTTCAGGGAGTCTTAGCAGCCAAGGTCAGAAATAGCGAGCAAGCAATGCGCTCGCAAATTAAAGCGTTGCGTGACTTGCAAGTAAGGGTCAAATTTAACGGCACTTTATACAACAAGCTTGGTGCTGAAATCGCTCAATATGAACAGAGGCTGAGATCAGCAAACGTAGAAACTGATAAAGCTAAAGGAGGGTTTGGTGGTCTTGCTTCTGGCCTTGGCAAGCTTGCTGTTGCTTTTGGTGCAGCCCGTGCAGCTCAGGCAACCTTGCAGGCTGGCATTAGGAGAGATGAGTCAGAACGCCGTTTGCGCTTGTTAACGGAAAGGTTTGGTGAAACAGCTCAAGCACAAGAGGCAGCGCAACGTGCTGCCGATAAATTCAATCTCAGCCAAACGGAAGCGAACGTTCAACTTTCGCGTTTGATTGCGCGACTGCGCCCCATGGGCCTGTCAATGGCAACGATTGAAACCGCATTTGCTGGCTTCAACACTGCCACGATTCTTGCTGGTGCAACTGCGTCTGAGTCGGCTGGTGCATTCCTGCAGTTGAGTCAAGCTCTTGGTAGTGGCGTGTTGAGAGGGCAAGAACTCAACTCAATCCTTGAGCAGGCTCCTTTGATTGCTCAGGCGATCGCTTTGGAAATGGGCGTTGCTGTTGGCGCTCTTAAAAAGCTTGGGGAAGAAGGAGAGATCACCAGTGAAATCGTTATTGCTGCGCTTGGACGTGTAGAGCGAGACGGTGCAGACCAGTTGACTGAAGCATTGAAAGGTCCGGCAGCTTCAATCAAGGACTTTCAAAATGCAGCCGAAGAAGTTCAGGTGGCATTGACTCAAGACATCATTCCTGAAATGGCCAGATCTTTTAGAGAGCTGGCTGGCATCATTGAGGATCTTGGCCCCCTTTTCCGATTTATTGGGGCAGGTGTTGGAGGCACTTTGTCATTAGCACGCGAAGGAATTAGCGCGTTGACTCTTGAAGAACTTCGTGATCCCAAAGGATTTGCGGAAAAAAGAATTAGAGAAGGCAAATTGCCTTCACCTTTTGCAGCAAGAGCACTTTTTGAAGGGACCGGACCCGAGGGTAGAGGTCTCGCTGGAATGCAAGATCTTGCCAAGCTAGTTGGCGAAGTTGGAGGTAGAGATCGAGATGAAGTATTAATCGAGTTAATGCAAAAACGTCTTGGAATGTTTGCAGCGCCTGGGCGACGTGACTCTAAAACGCCTACGCCTCAACCGACAAAAAAATCAGCAGCGCAGCTGCGTAAAGAAGAAGCAATCGCTCTGCGTGAGTTTTTAGAACTTAATAAGTTAATGACTCTTGAGATGGATCGTCAAGACGAGCTAGACGAGATGGCAGGTAAGCATCTCGCCTTCCAGTTAAATGAAGCTGATAAAATTTCCTTAAATCAAGACCAGCGTCTTGGAAAACTTAAAGCTCAAATAGCCGGGACAGAAGAAGAATTTGCCTTGAATCAGGCTATTGAAGAGATTAAGCGCAAAGGTTTGCTGCCTGCGGATGAAGAGCGTCTGATCAATGCGGAAAGGCAAATTCATGCCATGGACAAACAAGCACAGTTGGCAGCTGAACAAAAACGTCTTTTTGAGCAAATCGGGCAAACGATTGAAACTGCAATCGTCGATTCCCTGTTAGAGGCCAAGAGCGCCACTGAAGCCTTGAGTGGCGTTTTGAAGCAAGCCGCTCGTCAGTTCTTGAGTGCTGGGCTTGGAAGCTTTGGCTTTGGTGGCAACAAAGGCAGCGGCCTTTTCGGCGCAATCGGTGACATATTTAGAGCCAATGGAGGGCCTGTTACAGGTGGCAGGTCTTACATCGTTGGGGAAAGAGGCCCGGAAGTGTTTACTCCTGGGGTCTCTGGGGGCATCACTCCGAACCATGCAATGGGCGGAGCTAACGTGACCGTAAACGTGGATGCTTCTGGTTCGTCTGTTGAGGGCAACGCTGATCAAGCTTCGCAACTTGGCAAGGCAATCGGCATTGCTGTGCAGCAAGAACTGGTGAAGCAGAAACGTCCTGGCGGTCTCCTCGCAAGCTGATGGCTACTTTCCCGTCAATCACGCCGACCTACGGCGTTCAAAAGCGCAGCGCACCAAACGTCAGAACGGTGCGCTTCGGAGACGGATTTGAAAAACGTCTGAGCTTTGGCCTGAATCAAAATCCCAAGGTTTACAACCTGACGTTTGAGGTGTCAGAGACTGACGCCGACACCATCGAGACATTCTTGGATGCGCGTGCAGATGACAATGCTGCTTTTGACTTCACGCCACCTGGCGAGTCAGCTGGTGCCAAGTTTGTCTGTGA